TGGTGCGGAAACTTTGCGTTAATGCCCAATAACAGAATTTTATTTAATCTTCCAAACTTTACTGTTAAAGATAATATTCCAGATTATAAAACTAATATGGACTATCCAAGCGTTGAAAATGATTCTTGGAAAACTACAGATGATGACAACCAATTTTATAACACAAAGGAGTAACTATGAAGTTAAATAAGAAGGGTAAAAAAATTATGAAAAGTATGCAAAAAAATTATGGTAAGAAGAAAGGATCTTCTATACTATACGCTTCATTTAATAAAGGTATTATTAAAGGTATTATCAAAGGAGAAAAAAAATAATGGCAACAGTAAATAGACCAACAGATCCAAAGTTATATGCAAGAATTAAATCATTAACTAAAAAGAAATTTAAAGTATATCCAAGCGCATACGCTAACGCTTATCTTGTAAAGACTTATAAGAAAAAAGGTGGTGGTTATAGAAAGGTTATGAAATGAGAAAAGATTTTTTTGGTAAAAAGAATAAGAAAAATAAAAAAAGTTTTCCAGATTTAAACAAAGATGGCAAAGTTACATTTAAAGATGTTCTTATTGGCAGAGGTATAATTAAAAAGAAATAATGGCTAGTGGTTTAGATAAATGGTTTAAACAAAACTGGGTAGATATACGTTCTAAAAAGAATGGAATGTATCAACCTTGTGGTAGACAAAAAGGTTCAGGTAGAAAATATCCTAAGTGTGTACCCCAATCTGTTCTTGCTGGTATGAGTGAAACTGAAAAACGTTCTGCTATTCAAAGAAAGATTGTAGCTGAAAGAAAATCAAGAAGAAATAAGAAACCTAATTACGCAAAGACTTTTGCAAACTAATTTAATATAGGGAGTCTCAACGAAAAACTCCCTATACTTCTACGCTAGATAAAAACAAATATAGACACTTTCAAAATTGACATAGTCAATATTCATTTGGCAGTCTATTTCTCCAATTGAATTCTTTAATAATTAAATTTTTTTATACAATACTTTAAACACTCTGCGCTTCTTCTTACTATCATAATATCCATAGTAACCTGTTATCTCTTTCTTTTTAGTCATGTCTCTCTCCTTAGTTGTTTCACAACCTGCAGTACACATACCAATTATTCTTTAACTGGCTATATCTTCAAACTCTAAATCCTTCATACCAAGTTCGTATGCAGCTTTTCTTTTCTTCTCTGCAACTTTAAGCGCTTCTTCTTCTAACTTCTTTTCTTTTTCAAGTAGAGTATAATAACGCTTTTCTATCTTGACTTGTTGTTTAGGATCATGGATTTTTTCCATCTTTTTCTTTTTCCTTTACTTGTTTAATACTAGATCTTAAAAAGCGTATGTTCGTAATGTCCATGCTTTTTAATTCACTAGGTTTTTCTGACTTTGCAGCAACTTCCACATCATCAAAAATCTCTTTAAACTTTGCATTGAATTCGTAAAAATATGTTTTTTCAAATTTCATTTACCGGATATATTTCATTAACCTTCAAAGAAGTTATCTTCATTAGTTGTTGATGACTTAACTTAATCTTTCTTTGAGGGTATCTTACATCCTTAGATAATAGATTAGCTCTAGCCAAATCATTTACGATTGCATTGGATCTACTTCTAGTAAAGCCAAAGCGATTGCCAATCTCTATTAAAGTGGGAGAATAATTTTTCTCTTTAACAAAGTTAGCTATGTAGTTTAATACATCCGCCTTGACTTTACTTAAGAAGATATAGTCTTTGCCATTCTTTTTATTCATTTTTTATCCTTTGGAAATAAACTATGAACGTTAGAATGTTTATAAGAATCACTACCTGATTTCTTAATAGACTCTAATTCTAATAATAATTGATCCATAAACCATTTGCATTTCTTAGCATCTTCAATTGACTTTTCTAATGTAAGTCCATTCTTTGTGCCGAAACGCATAATGTATTTCATTATAGAAGCTCTAAGATAACCAATCATTTCTACCTCAGTTAACTGAGAGCAGATAGCATGAATAGTCTCTATAGATTTATTCTTATAATGTTCTGGATTAATATTATCGCTCATAAATTAAAACGGCATCTTATCTTTTGTTGACTCTTTAAACGGATTCACTTTAATAGAAATGTCCGGTGCTTTCTCATTCTTCTTAGCTGTGTTAATCCAACCAGAGATAGACCATTTTTTTCCTTCAATCATTCCGCTGCCTGTGTATTGAGGGTCTTGCTTACCTTCTCTACGCTTTGCATTTTTCCATAGAGAAAGTGTATTATCATATTTGTTATCTGCCATTGTTACTCCTTGTTCTTACTGTTTGCTCTGCTTTTTTTCTAGCTTGTAGTATTGCGTTGTAGAAGTCTTGATCTTCAACTTGCATAAAACCTAGCTTCTCTGAATACTGCGACCAAATTTGTTGCAAGTTCTTTTCTAATATTCCAGGTGTTGTTGAAAATTTTTCTGCATCTTGTATCTTAGTAATTATGTCGTCTCTAGATTCATCTGTAGATTGAGACTTAGATTGGACATAAGTGTTACTAAAATTTTGTGCTGGATTTGATTTAACAAAATCATTCATCTCTTCAAAGGTTGCTAGTTCTGAACCTGCAAATCCTGATATACCTAATGCTCTACCAATAGATACTGATTCTATCTTCTCAAATTCTTTATCTTTCTTTACTGTTTGTTTAGAGTGTCCAGTTCCAATTAACTTTCCATCTATAAATATTTCTGTTTGGAACATTGCCAATCCATCAGGGTATGATGTTGTTGTTTTAACGCATAGTCTTTCACCAAACTTTTGTCTTACAAAGTTTAGTCTATCAACTACTTTAAGATATTTTCTACCTTGAATATTAATGAAACTGTCTTTAGTGTTTTCAGTAAATTCCTTGATAGCTTCTATCAGGTTTATGCTCTCCATTTTTTCTCCTTTGTTATTGTTATTCGTTTTCATATCCCAAATAAGTGTCTAATAGTTTCAACTGCAACCAATGCAAGCATAGCTATAATAAACAATTCAAATCTATCGTTGTTCATTTTTATAATAATTTAAAAATCTAGTTATATATTCTTCAGGTACATCATTCCAAAAGAAGTCTTGCTTTTTTCTTATGTCTGAAAAATCTGGTTTAATAAGTCTAGCTAAAGCAAAGGGATCTCCATTAGCTAACTTTAATTTCTGTTCCCATATTTGTTGGTACATAACTAACTCAGCTAAGAAATTTTTTAAGTTCTCAGGTTTTAAATCATCACAATTGTTTTCGCTAAATACTTTATGTTCAAAGTGATTAGAATAAATAAGCACAGGTTTCTTACCGCCTGTTGCGTATGAGTAAGCTGCCATTTGCATACAATCGCTATGGAAGGGTTGTTGAGGTACTGCTCTCTTAGTATATGAATAACCTTTTTTAGTTTTAATGACTGAACCAAATATATTTTTTAAATCTACAATGTAATCTTGCCCCTCTAAATCTATAAACATTTTGAAGTAAGTTCCTATTCCATCTATCCATGTTGCATACTCAGTTTCAAAATTCCAATCTTGTTTTGGCAGACTCTCTATTGCTGTTTGAAATTGCTTTAATGTTAATTTAAAATTCTTAGCCATGTAATATCTTTTGGCTTTATCTTTTTCGTCTATTGGTTTTTCTGCTTTTAATGATTTAAATAATGATTTCTCTTTATTAAAGATAACATCTTTTAATGTTTCTTTTTTGCAAAGAATTTTTTGAACTGCGTTATGAACAATGTTTCCCATAGTAAAGTGAGAACGCTTAGGCATGTTCATTCTTTCTTGTGGAGTAAGAACTATATAATTAAAAAATCTTTTATCTTCTGGTAATTTATTTTGTGAGACACTAGCATACTCTAAACCAAACGCTTTATAAGCTGGATCAGTAATTCTAAGATCGTTCATGTTCCGAATCAGTATTACTATTTACACTTCATTGCAATACTATAATCAATTAATTTATATACAACAAATAAGATATATAATTCAATAGCATATAATTATATATAAAACCTAAGGTTGTTTGTGTTGATAAATTATTGACAGTCAAAACAAATAGAATTAATAAAACGAATCACAATGATTCAAATTAAATTAGACGAATACGAAATACTTGCAGCTGGTTATACGGCGTTGCTTCGCATTACTGAAAGCATGAGACAGAATATTAATTGGGGTTATGGTTACAAAGGTAGCTTTGGCGACAAGGTTGCAAAATCTATGTCAGGTACACTTGCTGAACTTGCTGTAGCAAAAGTTTTAAAAGTACATTTTAATTATCATGTTAATAATTTTAGAGGTGCTGATTTATATTTTAATAATCAAAGAGTTCAGGTTCGTTGCCAGACACCTAAGAATGAAAACTTTTTAATCATAAGACAAGATAGTTCTGCAAATGAAACGTACATATTAGTCATTGATCGTTGTCCAATATTTGAGGTGGTTGGTTATGTTAACTCAAGTAACATTGTAGGTAATAAAGAATACCTAACTGACTTTGGTTATACTGATAGACCCAAAGTTTATTCTGTGCCAATGGAAAATTTAATTTCAATAGAAAATATTTTCAATGGATAAAAAATTTAATTACCAAAGAGTTGAGATTTGTTGGATGGATATTTGTAATGCAGAGGGAGCATGGTTAACAGAAGCAGAAGTTTTAAATCATACTTTAGCTGAATGTATTTCAGTTGGTTTTTTATTTTCTAAAAGTAGAAACACAGTAAAGATATTTAGTTCTTGGAGTTATAACAAGGATCACTCTATAGATTACGCTGACGTAGTCGCAATTCCGACAGCAGCAATCAAATCAATTACAGTAATATGACAAACACAAATAGAATAATATTATATACAGCAATCATTTCATTCTGTTTGTTTGTTGTAATATTTTTATGAAATTAAAAGTTTTAGATTTATTTTCTGGTATTGGTGGTTTTAGTTTAGGTTTAGAATCAACAGGTTTCTTTGAGACGATTGGCTTTGTAGAGAAAGATAACTTTTGTCAAAAGGTTTTAAAGAAACATTGGTCTAATATTAACATTGAAGGAGATATAAGAAATGTCAAAGGAGAAAGATACGCAGCAGATGTCGTTACTGGTGGATTCCCATGTCAACCATTCTCAGTCGCAGGAAAAAGAAAGTCAACAGCAGATGATCGTTACCTCTGGGATGAAATGCTTAGAGTCATTAGAGAAACAAAGCCAAGATGGGTTATTGGAGAAAATGTTGAAGGCATTGTTAATATCAACGAAGGCATGGTACTCAGACAGGTGCTTAATGACTTGGAAAACGAAGGTTTC